AGGGCCAAAGAAGTCTCTTAGACTTCCATGTTCTTCTACATATTCTACAGCAGTATCATCATATAGATAAACACTTCTGTATACAGGTTCATTACCGATAAACTTACCAAGAGTTTCTACAGGTATTATAATACCTCTATTATTAGGTATTCCTCTAGCTATCTCGACATATTTCATAGATTAGCTAAACCGCTTCCTGAAAGAGTATTTCCGCCTGAATTAGGAACAACATCAGTATCTTTCATTTCTTTAATATAGCCTTTGGATTTCATCCAATTAGCATCTTCTTGGAGTTTAGTTTTATTATCTTCGCTATTTCTATATATCTTATTCCACATTCTGGTATAAGATTTAGCACCTGGAGTTTTTGGATGTTCTCTATAAAAGTATCCTATATAATCCATAGAAGGTTCATAATCAGAACTACCTTTTATAAAATTATCATTAAGATATTTTGCTATATCTTTTATTTCTTTTCCTTCTGGATTTTCCCATCCACCATCTACATTGATTCCTGCTCCACAGCCTATTTCATCAAAGAATTGATATAATCTCTTTAAACAACTTCCACCTATGATTTTACCACCTTCTTTGTCATAACTGCCTTTTATCTGCATTGTTCTTTCATAGTCACTATCTTTTTGCTTTACTTTCATTTCTAAAAATAAATCACACCAATCAAAGTCTCTTGATTTGTCTGTAAATTCTAAAATGCCAAATTCACAAACACCTACGAAACTAGTGAAAGGTTTATTTGAAGTGACCTCTGGTTTAAATATCGCCATTATTTCTTCTCCTTATAGATTAGATTCCATTTTAACTCAATATCCTTACCCTTTAGGTGAGGACTTCTACTTCCAGCTTCAAGTGCTTCATTTGCTTTAAATGAAACCTTTAGCTTTCCTTTTTCATCATCTCTATAGACATAACCTATAGCATCACAATCAGCCATTAACATATTCTTTAACTTTCCTGTTAAATCTAAGCTTTCTGGCTCAACTATAGCTTTACTATCTACAACGGCTCTCGCCCATTTCCTATGTCCGATGATTATAACATGAGGAAATATCTCTTTAAGAAATTGTACCGTATTTAATACTTTTTCTCTTACCATACCAAAACCTTTACCAAAGGCTAAATCTTGGACAGCAGATACATTTTCTTCTTCACAAACTGAACTTTCTGCCCATGCTGCTATTTTATCTATTGTATCTATAGCTACATATTGGTATTCATGTCCATCTTGTGCTTGTTGTAAGAGTTTTATTAACTCTTCTCTACTATTGACTGACTCCACATATCCTTCAATCATATTTGCTCCACCTTCTGTGTCAATTATTAGACAATCATTTAACTGACTTAAAGCTGTAGTCTTACCAACTTTAGGTGCACCATACAATAACATTGTTTTAGGATTTTCGGAGACGGCCTTTCTTTTGACTTTTTTAAGTGCCATACTTTTCTCCTATTTTGTTAAATAGGCTGACTCAAATTATAATATCTAAGCCAGCCTATTAGATTACAACATATCTAGCTTTTATACAAGGTATTTTTCTGTATATAAGTGGTTGGAAAATTAAAAGACAAAGCTGCCTCGTGAGGTTGTTTTGTCAACACCTTACGAACGGTATTTGCTATAAAACTTCCACTCATATTTGAACAATAACTCGTTGCCTTCATGTTGCAAGGTTCGGAACTCCCCTCCTTATCTGAATACCAGCATTTCTGATACTCCTTAAGTGTGGGTTTGACAAAAGTATATTGCTGATAATGCTCAGCGCCCATCCTTCCATCTATGAGTAATCCAGGTTTAAATCCTTTGTATGATAAGCATATCTTCATAGCTTCTAACCTAGATTTCATACTATCAAATCCTAAGATAATAATATCTTTTTCATTTGAATACATGAAAGTTTCAAAATACCCTGTCATTTCTGTTATTTCGCAATTTGGATTAATATCTTTTAATAATGAACTTAAAGCTGATGTTTTATATTGTCCCAAGTGAGAATGCCCGTATTGAGAAACACCTATATTAGCTGTCTCTACCTTATCTAGGTCATATAAAATAAAACTTTCAGCTCCCATTCTACATAACTGGGTAGCTGCGGCGCTACCAATAGCACCACAGCCCAGTATATGGAAAATATGTTCATGTAAAGTATCAATTAATCCAGAAGAGCGTTGATTAACAATACCAGCCATAATAATCCCCCTCTTCATATTGATTTTTACATAACTCATCTTTAAACTCCAATAACTCTACCTCCCAAACATATTGAAACTTATTTATAAGCTCCTCTTTGCTTCCTTGAGGTATAGTTATTTTATAATCAGTTATTTTCTTCTGGTCTAATAGAGTTTGTAAAGATTTTAAGCTCTTTTTAAATTTAGGAACACTTAATTCGCCTTCCATAAACTTATCTATTATATCATCTATAGCTTCTATAGTTTCTTTATAATAAGCTTTATCTTTCATAGCTATTTTATCATGTAAATGATTATTCCAAAGATTACGCTGATTAACATTCGTATTATTATGACCACCTCTATAAACAGTTCCAATATATTGTTTGTCTTCACAAAGTTCTTTATATTGTTTCTTCATATTATCAGTAATTTTAACTCCATCTTTTCTGATTATATTTAGAGTTGTATCATAATGTTGTTCAATATCTAAACCTGATGCTTTCCATAAGCTTACTCTAAACTTATATTCTTGTCTCAGGTTAACTACTAAAGCCAAAGAAAATGATTCGTTCTTCCATGCATCTATTTCTTTTTCATCGGTTCCAGACCAAAATGCTCCCATCGTGTGATGAGAATGCCACCATACAAACTTTATTCCTGGATTCTTATGTTTCATAGCATATCTCATCTTATAATCTGCGACTGCATCTCCATCTAACTCTGTATTAGTGCCTGTATTCTCTTGCTTTAGTATTTCAACATCGCCAATGGTATAAATACCATCTTTATTGGGAACAGCTGTAGCTAAACCAGATATTTCATTCTTATCTTCGTCATATGCTATTTGAGCCCATGATATTATTTCATACCAATCCTTTTCAGGAATGCAAAATAATTTATCTAACTCCATTAAATACTCCTTTCTGTTGCCCATTGCAACATTGCTCTCTTAATATTATCGTCTTCTCCAGTTATTTCTGTAACAGCTGGCTTTTCTTCATTACCCCAGTAATTTATCTCATCAAGAATATAACAAAATGTATAGATGCTTTCATATCTCATTACTAATGCATCAATAGCATCTTTATAATCATATATTACATATTCTCTTTTTTCATGATTTTCATCTAATGAATTGTCCATATCAACACTAAAATCTTCATATAAAACACTATTTACAGTATCGTCTTTCCAATGTTCTAATAAAGCTCCTAATATTGATTCAATCATATAGATATATTCATAATCTAATATTCGATTTAGTTCTTGTGTATATTCCCTAAATGCATTACAATCAGTTCTCCAAATACATTCAATATTTTGACAATATTCAACAAAATTAACTTTATCTCTATTATGTTTAGGGCTATATATTCTAGCCATTTTATCAAATATATGTCCATTTAATCTACCACTACAGCTACTAGTATCTCTACTAACTACAGCTTGATATGCCTTACTATAACTTTTAGGCATACCAATATGAGTTAAACTAAGATTATTATATGGATTAGCATGTGCAGTATTATAGTAGCTTGACCACTCTAATAATTCCATTGCTAATACAACAAAGTTTAATTGATGAAATGAACGTCTTATATTGTCTGTAAAACTACTAAAACATGTAGTTCCCCATCGAATATAACCAGAATTTTCATTTGAATTAGGTTGAGCTATATAGGGATGATATGTTGTTTGTCTTACTCTATAACTACTACGACTAGTTATTTTAGCATCATTCAAACCTGTATAGCTAACATTTAATAAAGAATTTGATGGTTTGTCTAGATATCTCATCATTTTCCTTAAAGGGCAATTAAACATTATCTTTATACCAGTTATTGGTATCTTTTGTATCAATGTATTGTCTTGACATACGTTCAATTCCCCTGGTTTGATATAGCAATCTAAATAAAATGTTGCTTGTCTTTCATTATTTTCTGGGATATGTATGTAAGGTACAAATGATACTTTACCTTCTGTTGCATTAATTGCTTGATTAACTGATTCTTCTATTTTATCACAAAAATCAGCTAATTTTACTATATACTCTTCAATATCAACATCATGTTGATAACCTTCTCTCTTTAACATTCGCTTTACTTCTTCGCATTCTTCAAGCTTCCTAGCCATCCAAGATAATTGATATCTAGCATTATCTCCTGTTCTAGATACATATTTACCTAAACCACTTGATTTCTTATCTAGCATTAATTGTCTAGCTACATAATTTTTAATCATATCAAGTGTTCCAGGTCTCCAATTCCAAGAAGGTGTAACAGAGAGCATAGGTCCTTCACTTGAATAACCTGATAGAACTCTATTACACTCTTCTAATTTGGAAAAGAATACATCTTGAGGGCCAGTAGCGATAGCATTTGCTAATTGTTGATTAGGTTCTCTTAAAACATCAAGAGTATTAACATTTATATTAATATGACCATTATACAATTCGATGCTATCTGCCATATTAACCTCCTACTTTGTTATTAGATGTATATGCTACATATGCGCCATCTTCTAATTCAAAGTCATTTTGCCTTACTGTTCCACCAACATTAACATTAGCGTTAGTAGGTATTTCAAGTTCATTTCTTAAATCGCCTACATTATTAGCTGATACATCTCTTGATGTAAATTCGCCGTTACTTAATAAATTGATAGTTTTTGTTGAATCTGCCATGGTTTGATTCTCCTTATTTAATCGTTATAGTTTACTATTTCTTCAGCATAATAAGTTGTATACATTTCACCTCTCCATTCAAATAGAGCTCCTGAACCGTATGCATCTCTCATTTTACTAAATCTCTCTTCAAATGACTCTAAAGCTTTACTTTGTTCTTCATAAATATCTTTAAAATCATCCATTTTATCTTCTACAGCATTATTTAGATTTTCTAAATCAGTAATTCTATTTAACATAATAGATATATTATTACTGAGACTATCTAAGTTTGGCAAAAAGGTATTAACCTTTGCTGTTGTTGCTACTTGCCATATTGTGAGCATTGCTAATACTGCCCATATTGCTTTTACTTGTCTTCTTATTGATTCGCTTTGCATTGCTGAATCCTCCTGTTTTGATTTGATTTGATATCCAGACATCTACTTTGTCTAGATAGTATTCCATTTCATTTGACATTGTACTTCCTCCATTAAAATTATGAGAGCCTCACATATTCCTTCGCCTGGACTTTTTATTATACCGCTTTACAGGTATCAGGGCTTACAGGACCAGTTATTGGCTCTCATAAAAGTTTAGCCAGAGCTAAACAGGGCAAAAGGAGACAGATGAAAAACTGCCAACATGTTCCCTTGCTGACCTCACGGTTACAGCACTCTGGCTTTATTGCTAGCAATTATAATAAATAGCATATAT